CCTTAAGGCAATCCACGGTCTGAATGCTGAAGCGGAATTAGCAAACATTCTCTCAACTGAGATTCTTGCTGAAATCAACCGCGAAGTTATCAGAACCATTTACAAGGTTGCTGAGCAAGGTGCTGTACAGAACGTTGCAACTCCTGGTATCTTTGACCTCGACGTTGACTCCAACGGTCGTTGGTCAGTTGAGAAGTTCAAGGGTCTTCTGTTCCAAATCGAGCGTGATGCTAACGCAATCGCACAAAGAACTCGTCGTGGAAAGGGCAACATCATCATGTGCTCTGCTGACGTTGCTTCAGCACTGACCATGGCTGGTGTTCTTGACTACACCCCCGCACTCAACGCTAACCTGAACGTTGATGAAACTGGCAACACCTTTGCTGGTACTCTGATGGGCAAATTCCGCGTCTATATTGACCCATATGCTGCTAACCTGACTTCAGGTAACACAACTCCAGGTAACCAGTACTATGTTGTTGGTTATAAGGGTTCTTCACCTTATGATGCTGGACTCTTCTATTGTCCTTATGTTCCTCTCCAAATGGTTCGTGCCGTTGGTGAGAATAGCTTCCAGCCTAAGATTGGCTTTAAGACCAGATACGGTCTTGTTGCTAACCCATTTGCTGAAGGCACCAATCAGGGTCTCGGTGCTCTTAACCTCAATGCAAATCGCTACTATCGTAGAGTTGCTGTTAAGAACCTCATGTGATTCATTTCACATAACATACTCAGAGGGTCTTCGGACCCTCTTTTTTATTCTAAATAATTAGAAAAAATGGCAAACATATCCAACAACCAAATAGAGAATAGAAATTTTCTATCTCCAGTAGGATTTAAATTTACATTAAATAGAGCACCTAAAGTTGCTTTTTTCTGCAATTCGGCAAATATACCAAGAATTACTTTGGGAATTGCAAATCAACCGTCATATTTAAAAGATATAGATATTCCCGGAGATAAAATACAATTTGAAGATTTAACTATAAGATTTCTTGTAGATGAAGACTTAGAAAATTATATGGAAATTTATAACTGGATAAGAGGTTTAGGATATCCAGAAAGTTTAGAAGAAATATATGATCTCCAAAAATATAATAAAAATTTAGAACAACCAAACAAAAGTCAATTAAATTTATATTCTGATGGAACTTTACAAGTCTTGACGAGCAAAATGAATCCAAATTTCAAATTAAAATTTTTAGATTTGTTTCCATATGATCTATCAACACTACAATTCAACTCCACCGATACTGACATTCAATACTTTACAGCAGAGGTATCTTTCAAGTATACTATTTACAATATAACTGATTTATCCGGAAATAAATTACACTATGGCGAATCTTGATCTTGAATTTATCCAATCAATGTGGGAAAAGGATTCCAAAATAGACATTGACAATTTGCATACAGAGTCTTTAAATATTCCAGTTCTTCATGCAAAATATTTTGATTTGCATAACAATATAAATTTATTAAAAAAGAGAGCGGAGCAGCAGAAAAAAAGAATTAGGCATGAGAGATATGAATATTTTACTGGAAAGGCAGATCCAGAGGTATACTTAGAAAATCCTTTTCCCAAAAAGATAAGAGATAAAGAAACTCTTCAGGGTTACTTAGATTCTGATGAAAAATTATCTCAGGTTGCACTCAAAATTGAGTACTATGAAACTCTCCTAAATTATATTGAGAGTATTCTTAAGGTAATTCAAAATAGGACTTACCAAATTAAGAATGCCATTGAATTTATTAAATTCCAGGCAGGATATGGTTGATACAGCAAATCTAGTTATTACAAAATCCAATGAAGTTTTTCTTAAAATAAAAACAGAACCACATATCGAATATGAGTTAAGAGACAGATTCACTTTTCAAGTAGAGTCTGCAAAATTTATGCCTCAATATAGGAAAAGAAATTGGAACGGAGAAATACATTTATTTGATACCAGAACCAAGCAAATTTATGTTGGTCTGCTAGATAAAATTGTAAATTTCTGCGACCAATACGGATATACTTACAAATTTGAAGACAACAAATTCTACGGACAACCATTTGAAGTCAATGATGGAGTATCCCTAGAAGGTGTTAAAGATTATATGAAATCTATTTGTACTCATTCTCCACGGCAGTACCAAATAGAGGGAGTATATGATGCTTTAAGGCATAATAGAAAACTATTGATAAGTCCCACTGCCTCCGGCAAATCGTTGATGATTTATTCTCTAGTAAGATACTATGTTGATAAAGGACAAAAAATTCTTTTAGTTGTTCCAACGACATCTCTTGTAGAGCAGATGTATAAAGATTTTCAAGATTATGGTTGGGATGCTGAGTCATATTGCCACAGGATTTATTCGGGCAGAGAAAAAACAAATGAACATCCAGTCACAATTACTACTTGGCAATCTGTTTATAAATTGGAACGTTCATTTTTTGAAGATTATAATGTGATTATAGGGGATGAAGCTCATTTATTCAAGAGCAAATCTCTCATTGAAATTATGACCAAACTCCATCACGCAAAATATCGTTTTGGATTTACCGGAACTCTAGATGGAACCCAAACTCATAAATGGGTTTTAGAAGGATTATTTGGGCCTTCATACAAAGTTACAAGAACTGATGAATTGATGAAACAAGGTCATCTTTCTCAGTTAGATATTCATTGCATTGTATTGAAGCACCCTCCGAAAAAATTTGAAACTTATGAGGATGAGATTCAATATTTAATTAATCATGAACAAAGGAATAAATTTATATCAAATTTATCTTTAGATTTAAAAGGTAACACACTTGTTCTTTATAGTAGAGTCTCCACACACGGAGAACCACTTTTTAATTTGATAAATAAAAATAAAAAATTAAATAGAAAAATATTTTTTATACATGGTGGGGTTGAGACCGAAGAAAGAGAACTAGTGAGGGAAATTACAGAAAGAGAAAGTGACTCTATTATTGTTGCCTCATATGGAACTTTTAGTACAGGAATCAATATTAGAAATCTTCATAACGTAATATTTGCTTCACCAAGTAAATCCAGAATCAGAAATTTGCAAAGTATTGGTAGAGTGCTCAGAAAAGGCAAAAACAAAACAAAAGCAGCTTTGTATGACATATCAGATGATTGCACAATCAATTCCAAAAAGAATTATACTTTGAATCATTTAATAGAAAGAATAAAAATTTATAATGAAGAAAATTTTAACTATGAGATAATAACAATTCAATTAAAAAAATGATAGAAGAAGACTTTTATGCGACAATAAAATTAAAAAGCGGAGAAGAAATATTTGCAAAAGTTGCTGCCAGTGAAGAGGAGGATAGGACGTTATTAATCCTTTCAAATCCGATTGTAATTACAGAAATTAATACAAGATTTGGGTTTGGGGGATACAAGGTGGAACCTTGGATAAAGACAAGTACAGAAGATATGTATATTATTAATTTTGATGATGTGTTAACAATATCAGAATCTTCTGATATTGAAATTATATTAATGTATCAATCTTACGTGAGAGAATCCGAAAACGTTTCAATTGAATCTAAAAAAGATAAGAAAACTAAAATTAGTAAAAAAATGGGATATATATCCAGCGTAAACGATGCAAAAGAAATATTAGAAAAACTCTATAGAAACAGCTAGTATTAAATCTTTAAACCAGACAAAGGTATTATATCCACTTTTGGGGGTCTTGTCAAGCACTTTCCTAAATGTTATAATATCTACATATTAAATGAGAAATATTAATGATTACCACAGCAGTTATGACCAAAAGAAAGAGGTCAGAGCATTACGTAAACAACAAAGAATTTTTAGCTGCTCTTATTGAGCATCGAGAAAGGGTTGCTATAGCTCAAATAAAGGGATTGCCAAAACCAAGAATCAGTAATTATATTGGAGAGTGTTTTTTAAAAATTGCAACTCATTTATCATTCAAACCAAACTTTGTCAACTATATGTTCAAGGATGATATGATTTGTGACGGTATTGAGAATTGTGTGCAATATATTCACAATTTCAATCCAGAGAAGTCGCAGAATCCTTTTGCTTATTTTACCCAAATTATTCACTTTGCTTTTCTTCGTCGTATTCAAAGAGAAAAACGTCAGTTAGAAATTAAAAATAAAATTTTAGAAAGAACAGGATATTCTGAAGTATTTGATGATAATACGGTTGACGGCAGCAATTACAGCGACTATAATAGTATCAAGGACGCAGTACATTCCAAACTTCGCAATTGAATGAAAGTCGCAATTATTACTGATCAGCATTTTGGTGCAAGAAAGAACTCTAAACTCTTTCACGATTATTTTTTAAAATTCTATAATGATGTGTTTTTCCCGACACTGGAGCAGCACGGGATTACCACTATCATTGACATGGGTGATACATTTGATAGTCGTAAAGGTATTGATTTTTCGGCACTTTCGTGGGCTAAAAATAATTACTATGACAGACTCCAACAAATGGGAGTAACTGTTCATACAATTGTTGGTAATCACACTGCGTATTATAAAAATACAAATGAAGTAAATGCTGTGGATCTGTTGCTTCGTGAGTATGGTAATGTTATCGTATATTCTCAACCAACAGAAGTTAAGTTGGATAAACTTAAAGCACTTTTTATACCTTGGATTAATAACGAAAATCAAGAAAAAACTCTTAAACTTATTCGAAACACAACTTGTAAATGTGCAATAGGGCACCTTGAACTTCAGGGATTTAGGGTTAATCGCCAAATCGTCATGGAGCATGGTTTAGAAAGTAAATTATTTGAAAAGTTTGAGCGAGTGTTTTCTGGACACTATCATACAAGATCGACTAATGGAACAGTTTTCTATTTGGGTAATCCTTATGAAATTTATTGGACCGATGTAGGTGATTCGCGTGGGTTTACTATTTTTGATACTGAAACGTTAGAACATACGCCAGTTAATAACCCATATCAAATGTTTTATAACATTTATTATGAAGATACAAATTATCAAACTTTTGATACAAGAGAGTATGAAAACAAAATTGTAAAAGTAATTGTTCGTAAAAAAACAGATACTAAAAAGTTTGAAAAATTTATCGATAAACTTTATGCTTCTAATATTGCTGAACTAAAAGTCATTGAAAATTTTGATATACAGGAATCAGAAGATTTTGAAGCATTTGAATCTGAAGATACTCTTTCAATCTTGAATAGATATATTGAGGAGGCAGAAATTACTCTGGATAAATTTGTCATTCAACAAATGATGCAAGAAATTTATCAGGAAGCATGTGAAATGGCATAAGATATCATATGTACATATTAACCATTAATGGCAGAGAAAGCGAAGGTGCATATTCCGTTTCAAATGAAAATGGAGATCATGTTATGTATATCTTCGAAGAAGAAGATGACGCCATTAGGTATGCTATTCTGTTAGAACAAAAAGATTATCCAGAAATGCATGTTGTTGAAGTAGACGACGAATTAATAATAAAAACCTGTCAAATTCATGATTGCCATTATACAATTATTACCCCAAATGATATTGTGATTCCTCCAGAAATTCTATGATTATCTTTAAAAAAATTCGGTGGCGTAATTTTCTTTCCACTGGACAACATGAAACCGAGGTTGAATTTACAAAAAATTCAACCAATCTTATTATTGGATCTAATGGTGCAGGAAAAAGTACTGTTCTTGATGCATTAACCTTTTCCTTGTTTGGAAAACCGTTTCGCAAAATTAACAAACCACAACTTATTAACTCTGTAAATGATAGAGATTGTAGGGTTGAAGTTGAGTTTGATATTGGAAATATTTCTTGGAAAGTTGTTAGAGGAATTAAACCAAATATTTTTGAAATTTATCGTGATGATTCTCTTTTGGATCAATCTTCTGCAGCATTGGACCAGCAAAAATGGCTGGAACAAAATGTTCTTAAAATGAACTATAAGTCTTTTACTCAAATTGTTATTTTGGGTTCAAGTACCTTTGTTCCTTTTATGCAACTTTCTGCTGCTCATAGGCGTGAAGTTATTGAAGATCTTCTTGATATTAAGATTTTTTCCTCTATGAATCTAGTAATTAAAGAAAAGATTCGTTCAATTAAAGAAGAAGTTAAAACCTTCGAACTTAAAAAAGAATCTTTAATTGATAAAGTTAAAATGCAGAAGGAGTTTATTGAGGAACTTGAAAATAGAGGAAAGAAAGATATTGATGACAAAAATATTTCAATAGTGAACTTATCTGAAGAAATTGATCATTTAATAGATGAAAATTCTTCTCTAGAAGAACCTCTCCGTGAATATATTCAAGAACAAGATACGATTATTGGATTTGTGGAGAAACTTCGTAAGCTGGGAAATCTAAAAGGAAAGATATCTCAAAAAGTATCTACAATTACCAAAGAACACAAGTTCTTTATTGAAAATACGGTTTGTCCCACTTGTACTCAGTCTATTGAGGAAACCTTCAGAATAAATAGAATTAAGGACGCTCAAGATAAAGCAAAGGAGTTGCAATCTGGTTATAAAGAACTAGAGGAGGCAATTAAAGAGGAAGAAGAGCGAGAGCGTCAATTTAATGCTCTATCTAAGGAGATATCAAAACTAACGAATGGCATTTCTCAGAACAATATCAAGATATCTGGGTGTCGCAGACAAATCAGTAATCTTGAACGTGAAATTCAAACTCTTGCCGAGAACCTTGCAAACCGAAATTCTGAACATGAAAAGTTAGAATTCTTCAAAGACAATTTAAAATCTACCTACGACGAGCTCGCTTCTAAAAAAGATACTATTAACTATTGCGATTTTTCGTATAGTTTGCTTAAAGACGGTGGAGTAAAAACCAAAATCATCAAGAAGTATTTGCCTCTGATTAATCAGCAAGTTAATCGCTACTTGCAAATGATGGACTTCTACATTAACTTTACTCTTGACGAGGAATTTAATGAAACCGTCCAGTCACCAATTCATGAAGATTTCTCTTATGCTTCATTCTCTGAAGGGGAGAAAATGAGAATCGATCTTGCTCTCCTCTTTACTTGGAGAGAAGTTGCACGAATGAAAAATTCAGTAAATACAAATCTTCTGATTATGGATGAGGTGTTTGATTCTTCACTTGACGGATTTGGAACAGAAGAGTTTCTTAAAATTATTCGTTATGTGATTAAAGATGCTAATATCTTTGTCATCTCCCATAAGACTGGCCTTGAGGACAGATTTGAAAGTGTCATCCGATTCGAGAAAGTCAAAGGTTTTTCGCGTATGGTGGTCTGAACCACCCAAGAGCAATGAAAGTTCCAAATTGGCAGCACCACTCCCGAAAGGAGCAAAAACGAAAACTTAAACCGCAAGCACTGAGGCAAGCAAAGGCACGACTCGCCCAGTTCAAAAAGCGTCACACGGGTCGCCCAAAAGGCGACCTTTCGTTTTATGATAGGTTCATTCGAAACAAAACCTATGGCAGTCCGTCACGAAATCAAATCTCAACTTGCTCGCCTGCTTGCTACTGAGGATCTTGTGGTGGAGCACAAGCAGGTTTCTACTGCTTGCTTTAATGTTCATACTCGTGTTCTGACTCTTCCTTTGTGGGAAAAGGCAAGCAATACTGTCTATGACCTTCTGGTGGGGCACGAAGTTGGACATGCTCTCTTCACTCCCGATGAGGACTGGAGTGAGACCTGTAAGGTTCCCCAACAGTTTATTAACGTAGTAGAGGATGCCCGCGTTGAGAAACTAATGAAACGCAAGTATGGTGGTCTTGCTAAAACTTTCTTTAATGGATACAAAGAACTGAACGAACAAGATTTCTTTCAGTTGGAAGACGAGGATATTTCTACATTTAATCTCGCAGACCGTTCTAATCTTTACTTTAAAGTTGGAAACTTTCTTCCTCTTGACTTTACTCCTGAGGAGAAGGAAATTATTGACCTGATCGCAGTATCAGAAACTTTTGCAGATGCTTTGATTGCTGCAGAGGAACTCTATAAGTATTGTAAGAAAGAAAAAGAACAGCAGCAAAAGGTTGCTGATTTTGATTCCCACGAACAGCATGGAGATTCTCAGTCTCCTGCAAGTGATATTGTTGAGAGTCATGATTCTTCTTCCGAACAAGAAGGTGAGAGTGATAACTCTCGAGAAAATCTTGGTGAAAATGACTCTTACGGGGGAACATCTCAGGGTGATCAGACTCAAGTAAAGTCTGCTGGCGATGAAAACGAACCTGAAGTTCGCACATCCGATTCTCTCGAAGAAAAAATTCGCGATCTTGTCGGTAATGATGCATATGAGAATACGTATGTAGAAGTTCCTCAAATTAATCTTGATACTGTTATTGGCAAGAATTCTGAAATTCATAAAGATATTGATAACTCTTTTGCTCATCAGCAGAAACTTCATAATGAACATGCAAAAGAAAAAGGATATGCTTCAATAAATCTATATAAAGAATCTGACCTCGAGTTTCTGAAGTTTAAGTCTTCTGCTCAAAGGGAAGTTAATTATCTTGTAAAAGAGTTTGAATGTCGTAAGGCAGCAGATAGTTATGCTCGCGCATCAACTGCTCGTACTGGTGTTCTTGATACCACCCGTCTTCACACCTACAAATATAGTGAAGATCTTTTCAAAAAGGTTTCTGTAATTCCCGATGGCAAGAATCATGGTCTGGTATTCGTGCTGGATTGGAGTGGTTCTATGTCTGACGTAATGCTAGATACCTGTAAGCAACTATTCAATCTTGTATGGTTCTGCAAGAAAGTCTCTATTCCGTTTGAGGTTTATGCTTTCACAAATGAGTGGCGTCGTGGTGAATATGATTATGAGAATGATCGCTATCTTGCAGCAGATCGCACCCCTCATTATGATAAGAAAGAAAGTCTGTTGAGTGTAGATGAAACTTTCTCAATGATGAATATTCTTACTAGTAAAGTATCTGGTAAAGAACTAGAACGTCAACTTCTCAACATTTGGCGTCTTGCCTATTGTTTTGCTAGACAATATAGCTCTCATTACACTTATCCTAATCGTTTGTGTCTTTCTGGAACTCCTCTAAATGAGGCTCTTATTTCACTTCATAGGATTCTTCCTAAGTTTCAGAAAGAAAATAAACTTCAAAAAGTTCAATGTATTGTTCTGACAGATGGTGAGGCAAATCAATTGACTTACCACAAAGAGGTAAAGCGTAACTGGGAGAAAACCCCATATATGGGTAGTGGTTATGTAAATCCCCACACCACATTTCTTCGTGACCGCAAACTTGGAACTACTTATAAGATTGAATATGGGTATCATTCATTTACTGATACTCTTTTGCGGAATCTGAAGGATAAGTTTTCTTCTACAAACTTCATTGGTATTCGTGTTCTCGAGAGTCGTAATGCTCAACGTTTTATCAACCTTTATCATTCTGTTAGTGATAATCAGTACCAAAAAATTCAGAATGATTGGAAAAAATTGAAGAGTTTTACCATTACTAATTCTGGTTATGAGGCTTATTTTGCAATGTCTGCGACTGCACTTTCTCAAGATTCTGAGTTTGAGGTTGCTGAATGTGCAACCAAATCCCAAATTAAATCTGCATTTGTGAAGTCATTGAAGACTAAAAAACTAAATAAAAAAGTTCTTGGAGAGTTTATCTCTTTAGTGGCATGAAACAGAAATTTCCTTTTGAACATGTATTGAAATATGATACTAAAGAAGTTTGGATTAAATGTTCTAGTAGTATTACCGCCATGAGTATTCCATCTTTAGTTGAAAAGTATTACCCAGGATATACTGGAAGAGTTGCTACTCTCGAGTACCTAGATCAACTGAAGAACCAGTTAGTGAACTGACCACTGGGGGGGTCTAGACCCCTCTTTTTGCTTTATAATGACTAGGTTAAAACGAAACAAACATGGCACTCTCTTCTGATTACATTCGCACTTCTCTACAGGCACTCTATGGTAACAATGTTACTGGTGCCGATATTCGTGCATGGTGTGCTCTGAATGACTCCAACTATCAAACTGTTACTAAAAAAATTGAACACCTCAAAGTCGGTCGTGGCAAATGGAATCTTGAAGTGACCCAACAAAAAGTGGAAGAAATTGAACGTACTTTTCAAGCACCTGCTGTGGTTCCTCCTGCAGAGCAAAATCTAATTCCCGAAAAAGATGATACCTTCGTCAAGTTTGGTAACTTTAACGATATTAAAAAAATTATTCAGTCCAGTATCTTTTACCCTGCGTTCATTACGGGTCTTTCGGGTAACGGTAAAACGTTCTCGGTGGAGCAAGCGTGTGCTCAACTCAAACGCGAACTGATCCGCGTTAATATCACCATTGAAACCGATGAAGACGATTTGATTGGTGGTTTCCGTCTTGTCAATGGTGAGACTGTGTGGCACAATGGTCCTGTGGTAGAAGCACTTGAGCGTGGTGCTGTGCTCCTGCTGGATGAGATTGACCTTGCTTCTAACAAAATCCTCTGCCTCCAATCTGTACTTGAAGGTAAGGGAGTATTCCTTAAGAAGATCGGCAAGTATGTGAAACCTACTGCTGGTTTCAATGTGATTGCAACTGCCAACACTAAAGGTAAGGGTTCTGATGACGGTCGCTTTATCGGTACTAATGTGCTTAATGAGGCATTCCTAGAACGCTTCCCCGTGACCTTTGAGCAGTCCTATCCCGCCCCCAGCACCGAGCAGAAGATCCTAGAAGGCGTTGCTCTGGACCTGCAGGTGGAAGACCGCGACTTCTGCAAGCGCCTGGTTGACTGGGCAGACATCATCCGCAAAACCTTCTATGATGGTGGTATTGAGGAAATCATCAGCACTCGTCGTCTGGTTCACATTATCCGTGCCTACAGTATCTTTAAAGATAAGGCAAAGGCAATTCAAGTTTGTGTGAATCGGTTTGACGACGAAACTAAGACTGCTTTTCTTGAACTGTATGATAAAGTGGATGTTGATTTTGAACTCCCTACTGAAGAGGTTGTCCAGAACTCTCCTTTCTGATATAATTGGGAAAGGTAAATTATGACGTTCCTTCTTTATTATTATGGTAGAACACACTCCCGAATATTATGATAGGGATCGTAATCGTTCCTATGACCAATTTACTATGTCTCTAAACGAAGAGACTGGAATGCTTAACCTTATAAAAACTCCTGTGAACATGAGCGAACCTAAAAACCATCTTTGGAAATATAACGAAGATAAAATCCTGAAAGATATTCAGGATTATGTGACTAGCACATATGGTAGTCATTATTGTGGTCATAATGAAGCGTATAAGAATACACAAACAATTGACTTGATGGCAGCAAAAGACCTTGCCGCTGGTTTTTGCCAATCAAACATTCTTAAATATGGAAGTCGTTATGGCGACAAGGATGGACGCAACAAGCGTGATTTGATGAAAGTCATTCACTATGCTATGCTTCTTCTTCATTTTGACGGACACTACTCTCGTCAAGATAACGGTCTTACTGAATTTCGCTGATTATTATGAAACTATCTGATAAAACTCTGACGCTCCTGAAAAACTTTTCTTCGATCAACCAGTCTATTCTGTTTAAGGAAGGAAGTAATCTTCGTACAATTTCCGTAATGAAGAATATTCTCGCAGAAGCAACAATTGAGGAAGAACTTCCTAAGGATTTTGGTATCTATGATTTGAATCAGTTTTTGAATGGTCTAAATCTCCATCAAAACGCTGAACTTGATTTCCAGAACAATGGATATGTTGTCATTAAAGAAGGTAAGACTCGTTCTAAGTACTTCTTTGCTGATCCTAATGTTATTGTGACTCCCCCCAACAAATCCATTTCACTTCCCAGTGAAGACGTTTGTTTCCTTCTTGATACCAAAGAACTTGATAAGCTGCTTAAGGCAGCTTCTGTTTATCAACTTCCTGACCTGTCTGTGGTTGGTGAAGAGGGTGTAGTAAAACTTGTTGTTCGCGACAAGAAGAATGATACCTCCAATGATTTTTCTATTATTGTTGGAGAAACTGATGAGGTATTCACCTTTAACTTCAAGGTGGAAAATATCAAGATTATTCCTGGAAATTATGAAGTTGTCATCTCAAGTAAACTTTTGTCTCGGTTCAAGAATACTGGATTTGATGTAACTTATTATATTGCTCTAGAGCCTGATTCTACTTTTGGTTGATAAAAATCTGCTATTTCTTTTATAGAATTGAATTTATTATGCGTAGTCAAAAATCTAAGTTGAGTGGGGTTTAATTGTGACAAGTGAATTTCTTTTTGTGGAGAAATACCGTCCTCAAGTGATTGACGATTGTATTCTTCCTGATGATACTAAAAAAACATTCAAGGAGTTTGTGGAGAAGGGTGAGATTCCAAATCTCCTTCTTGCAGGTCCTCCTGGAATTGGCAAAACAACAATTGCAAAAGCACTTTGCAATGAATTGGGGGCAGATTATTATGTCATTAACGGATCCGACGAAGGACGTTTCTTGGATACTGTACGGAACCAAGCAAAGAACTTTGCTTCGACCGTCTCACTTACGGGATCTTCTAAACACAAAGTCATCATCATCGATGAGGCTGATAACA